CGTTCGTCTTTTAGAGTATCCACCCATATGATTTCATGCGGGCGGTCCTCCAAAAGATCACTCTCTAAGTTCTCAACATCTTGTCTGAGTTCTAGTGCGGCGGGACTTGTGAAATCCCAGTCACTAGAACCCATCCAAAATGTCTTACCTTTCTTTCCTTTCTTTCGAGGATCGAGAACGTATGGGAAGCCAGGCGAGGTCAATCGGTTAATGGGCTGAAATAGCACATCTCCTTCAATTCCTCGCACAGACTCCTCATATGTTAAAAGTCGTATTTGTGGGGCTTTCTCGGTTCGTGGTAGAATTAAGCTTCTCATGCTCAACTCTATCTCATCAATGACGCGTTGTGTTAAGTAACCGCACTGGCGTCCTTGCTTTGCAGCACCTTCGCGCAGCGGGTCTCTCAACACAACTGTTCCATCAACTTCTTGTTTCCAAGGTCGTAGTTTGGCAGGGCGTGTTAACACCGGGCCAAACTTTCCGTAGAGGGCGGATCTAACAATACTGGTTTTGCTAACTTGGGGGATAACAAAATCAGCTTGACCTTTCGAAATTAAAGCTGTTTCAAAAGGATTTACGGCGGGTTTCAGGTCGCGTAGTCCACAATCAATTTGGGCGTAGTTGGGTAAGCATCTTAAACCACTCTCAATAGTTTCTCTCGAAACCACTTGACAGTAATTGCTAGATGGCAGAATAGAACCACTGATATGAATACCAATGATTCTCCCTGCTAGTTTGTCGCTGTTAACCGTGAGAACTTTCCCACAGTCTCCAACTTTGGTCGGTATGTCGTGTTTGACAACATGCGATGCATCAAATGATTCGAATCCATTGGGCATGTTGATAACGATTTTAATGTCTTCAACTTTACATTTTCCTCCCATGCTAGTAGATACTGGCATGTCGTTTTCCATGTCCACTCCAGATAGAGTAGCGTCAAACTTGGCGCCACTCAACTTCTCCAAGTCGTCGTTCGTCGCAAAGTGGTGTAAGATCGACTTTCCACGGGGCATTTTAGATAGTGTAAACATACACAAATCCATTGGTTCGTCATCATCGGTGGGTTTTTCGGGTGTGAAAAGAACTACAGAGTCCTTCTCAAACCAACCATCAAAGCTCTTCACGATTCTCATTTTCGAATTATCACTAGAAACCATTATTACTTCTTTAGGATTGCGTTCCTTTAGAAATACATAAAAGTGAGCAGGCATCATAAATACCTGTCCCTTAATGTTTGTAATGGTTCCCAATGATATACATTGGTCGTCGTATGT